CAGCCATTGTATTTCCTGCCGTTTTAACACCGTCACTAAGTGCTTTTGCACCTTTTTTTGCTTTATCAATACCAGTATTAAAACCTGCCATTGATAGTGTTAAAGTGGTGAGCAACGTAAATTTATTAGCCATAGAAATGTTTTATTATAAATACAATGGTTGGTGCTAATAATGACAGGACTATTTTTTATTTAACCAGTCCAGCATTTCTTTTTCTCTGATAATTCTTTCTTCTTTGGATATTGTCCTGTTGTCGTCTTCGAATTCCCAACTGAATTTCATTAAATCTTGTGGCTGCTTGATTTTATCACTGGTTGTTGCTGCTACTATATAGGCTACATATCTGGTTTGTTCCCATTGGTTTTTATAGCTTTCATTATAGGCTTCGATAATAGCACTACATTCATCAGCATCCATTTCATCAAAAAAATAGGTTGGTTGAATGTGACAAGCACCAACAACTATTGAATACACATCAATAATTTTTACTGATTTTTCTGCTTTTTTTTTGGTGAACTTTTATCAATTTTTTTTGCTTCATCTAAAAGATAAGCATTGAAAACTTCCACACTGTCAGGGTTTTCATCAAGAATATCTACAAACTGGTCGAAACTATATTGAAATTTTTCACGGTTGTTTGCTTTGAGAATGCAGTAAAAAAGAAGAAGTAAATCATTTACACTTTCTTTAATCTGGTCTACACTTCTTCCAGTTTCTTGTTCGAATAATAGTAATGAACGGTATGATTTTTTTACCAGATAATCTTCGTTGTTAATTCTAACTGTAATGCCTTCTAACATATTTATAATTATTAATAAGAATTATTTATTATAAATACTGTGGTATTAAAAAAAAGAGACAGGTGTGAACCTGTCCCTTCCAAACATAACATTCAATTAAACCAACAAGAAAATTTTTATGTGATTGATAAAGCACCTGAACCTTCGAATCCTACAGAATATGTTGCAGTTTCACCATCACCAGCGTTAATATCCATTGACGTGATGTATGCTACACCACTGAAATATTTTGCTGAAGTACATAATGACCAAGCTGGTGTAGTTCCACATTTCTTACCAAATGCCACATTTACTGGACATTTAGCAACCATAAAACCATACAAATCTTCAACTGCCATAGTAGTACCAGTTGATACAAAGTTTGCAAGTGCATCCGTTGACATATTCCAATCAAATTTACCTGCAGCTTTTTCAGTCCAGTCTCCACTATCTTTAGAACTAATATCACGTGCTTTCATTGATACACTTAATTTTGCGCTTGTAGAAAAAGCAATTGGACATTTGGTTGCACCAGAATGTGCAAATACCATAAGGTCACCACCGTAACTTAAATACTGATTATTTGGCATTTCACTATATTATTAATATCAAATTATTTTTCGTTTATAATAAATACAAGATTTTTACCATTAGTTGTATGATTTAATTTCATACGTCAACTTCTGGATATATGCATTTTCTGCATACGTTTCATTTACTGTAACTAATCTGATATTGATAATGTTATTGCCACTTACCGAACCACTGTACATATCAAGTGTATTATGCACTGCTTGTGCTATATCAACACTTTCTTTATAGTCCTCTGATAACACTGTTACATCAACAGCACTTGAAGATATTCCAGCACCGTCACGTGTATATTCAATATCACTGTTACGTTCATATACAATAACTGGAAGTGCTGTATTTTCTGGTATCACCAATGGGTACACTTTTCTGTTAACATACGTGCTTACTGTTGATGCACTACTTGTTAACAGACTATATATTGCTTTACCGATTACTATACTCATTTATAATTTTTTATAATTTCTTATTATTTTTTATGTTCTTTCTTATGGCATTCAATACAAAGACTTTCCAAGTTATTCCAATCAAATCCAAGTGTGCGTTTTTCAATAATCGTATCTACAGTTGATATCGGAATTATATGGTGAACATCAACGGCACTATTTATTTTATCCAGCTTCAAACATCTACCACACAAAGGATTCTGCATTAAGAATTGCAGCCTTATTTTGCGCCAAGTATTTGTGTTGTATACTGACTTGAAGTTTATGTTATTCTTTTTATCAGTTTCTTTCAGTCTTTCATACCTTGGTTTCTTGTATGTGTTACTATGTAGATTAATGACTGGCATTACTTGTTATACTTCTTTATTGTCTTTTCAAGTGATTTTATAATTGCTTCGCTAACATATTTACTTGCTTCTTCTTGTTTTGCTTTAACTGCACCATAAAAGAAATTTGTTGGTTCTAATTTTCCTGTGTAGTGTTTGTTCTTGTAATATCTATCTGCAGTACCCCATTCAATCCATCGCATCTTGTAGTTTTTTATTCCGACACGCAAACCAAATGTTGATTTCATTGGTTCTGTTGTGAAAGATTTATTGATGTATTTATACCCCGTTTTGCTTTTACCCTTGGCTTTTGTCTTAAATCTACTTTTTGCTTCTTGCAGAATAATCTTTGCAGATTCACGCATACCAGCTAATACAATCTTATTCTGCACGCTTGGTTGTAATTCAGTAAACAGCTTCTGCAGTTCAGCGTTATTAGTTATGTTAATTTCAATATAATCAGCAGCATTTGGCATTACTCATTAATTTTTTCTGCTGTAATCTGTAAGCCACTTCTGTAACCTACTTCAGCTATATAATTTATTCTGTACTTCTGGTCTTTAAAAAGAATTATCATTTCCTCATTAATATCCCTGTAATGTGTTTCAAACACCACAGTATTGGTAGTGAAGATTTCATTAGCATCTGTTCCTTTGCTACCACCAACATATTTAACTGCAGCTTTCAATGTAAAGACAGTAGTATATGAAATACTTTCTGCACCGTATTCATCCCTATTTACAGTCTTTTCTTGAACTAATATCTTATGTCTCATTTCACCAATATTCATAATTATCCAACAATAAAATCTTTATAAGGGTCTAACAAGAACCTGAATGAATATGGTACTTCTGTGCCTTGTGCAAAACTTACCATATTACGATTCAAGTAGAAGTGTGCTGCAAGCATTATAACAGCTTGTTCAATGCTTACTGGTATTGTGTTATCAGTGTAACCAGTTAAAGCATTAGAACCAAGATATGTTTGAACACTAAGGGTTGCAACGTTTAACATATGCTGCAGTATAGCATCATCATCTACATAATCAAGTTCAATGTTTAACTGTCTTTTAAGCTGATTTATATTTACATTCATATCACTAACATTTATTATAAATACAGCCATTGCAATAAAAAAACCTGCACCAATTGATGCAGGTCTTTCGTTTATGGAATTTTTATTTGAAAAGTGTGTTACTACTTTAATGCACCGATTGAGAAAGAAGCAGTGCGTCTTTTTGCAACATCCCAATATGAATTTACAATTATTCTTACTTTTCCATTTACAGCTTGTGTGTAAGGGTCAACTGTAAGGTCAATTGCACCCCAACTACCAACAAGCAAGTCTGCCCAATTACCGAAAATTATACCATAATGGTCGGTTAAAAGTGAACTTGACATATGTGATGTTACATATACTGGATATCCGTTTGCAGTGTTACCATCTTGAATGAATAAACCACTACCAGTATCTTTTGAAGTTACCTTATGTTTACCCTTCAATGTTGGGTGTGTAATGTATGCAAGATTACCAGTTAATGCATTTGAAGTATCAATTGCACTTTCAAGTGCTACCACTTTGGTAAATGATGTTGCACCAGTTGCGCTTGCGTTATAAGTTGGTGAATAGTAAAATCCAGAAGGAATTGTTGTACTACCAGTTATACCAAATATTGTTGCTTCAAGTTTTGCCATAATAGCATCATTTAAATCTTTCATTAAAAGTGCTTCTGCACCAACTGAATCTTGAACCAAGAACTGTTTTGATATATCAATGTAGGTTGTTAAACGTTTCGGACTCATTGTAATTTCACCAGTTGCACCAGCACCATCAGTTGCTGCATCTGTTTCACCCTTCCACAATGCACTTGAACCAGCGTATGTTGGAATGCTTACATCACCAACTAAGCCAGTTAAAAGTGTACCACCTGCTTTAAGTGCTACAAGATTAGCACGAAGCGGTCCAATCATATCAAATTTATCTTCAGCAATTGCATCCTGTCCTGAATTATCTGTACCTGCAACAATTGCAGCACGGTATTCATATGGAATAGCCAATTGACCACGATATGACAAACCAGCAGCAGCCATATCTTTTTTACCTGCTTCCAAAATAGCAAGTGTAGTATCATCATAATTTCTACCTTCAACTATGTTGCGGATTGATTTTAAAAGCGAAAACCTGTTTTCCATTCTATTATTCTTAATTATTATAGTATTATTCTTATTATTTCTTTTTTGCTCGATTTCTTTATCAAGATTTTCAAGTTCCTTCTTGACGTTTTCCAATGCACTGTTTTCAACAGCACTTAATTTTCTCTGTTCTGCTTTGCCAGCATTAACTATATTTTCAAGTTCCTGAACCTTATTCTTTCTGGTTTCTATTAATTGTGTATAATCCATTTGAATCATTTTATAATAAATACAGTTATTTCTTAAATTTTTGTATCATATCATCAAGTGACTTATAATAATCTTGAATTTCCTTTGCTTTATTTTCAGCATCAACTTGTTCTTGTTCCTGCTTTCTTATATCAGCATCTGCTTTTTCCTGTTCTTCTTTCTTCAATTTTTCAACCATATTCACTGAACGTTTACCAACAGTGGTAGCTTCATAGGCTGGTCTGAAAACAGGTGATACATCAAACAATTCATCAAATTGTGTAATGGTTCTTTTGTACATACCATCACCAATACTTTCCCATTTTTCACCGTCTTCACGTACCGTGAAAGCAAAACTTGAACTAAAAATATCACCACGTTCAATAAGTTCTGCCAGTTCCTGATGTGTTGCAGACTTACCGATTTTGAACCAATACCTTAAACCTTTATCATCAGCTTCCAGATGCAATGAACCTTTGCCAAATCTGCTTCTGGCAAATACACCCTTATTTTCATTATGGTTCAATACAGCCAGTACATCACTTCTTTCAATTACACCATTAAGTGCACTTGGTGATATTTCTTCTATAAAACCACCTAAATCCCTGCTGGTGGTATTAAAAAGAAGTGCATAACCTTCAACAATATTCTTTTCGGTATCTGCTCTTAACTCTATTTCATAATTTCTTACTTCTTTTTCCATTTCTACTTAACTTGATTATC